TATCCGGGTGGTCACTTTCCTGAGAAGTTAAAAAGAAAGATGATCAAGGATGATAAGGCAACCTTGCTGGAAGTGGTTTGCAAGGATTACTCGAAAGAAAATGAAGATGCGTGGTTGCTTCACGTCATCGAAGTCACCACCAAAACCATCATCAAGAAAGAAAGCATGGTTGGGATAGGCTCCAATCCAATGGTTGTGTTTACTTGGTCGAAGTGTGCCGGTGAGAGGTATGGTCGCGGCCCATTGATGAATGCCATTTCCGCAATCAAAACAACCAACCTTACGGTTCAACTGATTCTTGAAAATGCTCAGATGGCGACCTCTGGCATTTATCAAATGGAAGATGATGGGGTGATTAACCCCGAAACAATCAATCTGGTTCCCGGCACCGTAATCCCAAAAGCTATGGGATCACGAGGCTTGGAGCCGATCAATGCCGCTGGTCGGTTTGATGTTGCGCAGCTTGTACTCCAAGACATGCGGCTGAACATTAAGCGGGCTTTATACAATGACATGCTCGGTGATCCTGACAGGACTCCCGCTTCAGCCACCGAGATTGCAGAACGAATGGCCGATCTGTCTCGTCGTATGGGGTCCGCATTTGGTCGGCTTCAAGCTGAATTGATTCAACCCGTGTTGCAGCGGGTGGTTTATATTCTCAAGAAACAAGGGCGTATTGAACTCCCCACGGTCAATGGTCGTGATGTTAAGGTCCGGTCCGTTTCCCCGTTGGCACAGGCGCAAGCGAATGAAGATATAGCCAGCATTGCAAGGTTTTTAGAGTTGGTCGGGTCTTCCTTTGGCCCGGAGCTTTTGCAGGTTCTTATTGATCCATCAGAGACTTCTGCGCATCTCGCCAAAAAGTTTGGTGTTCCAGATAGCTTGATTCGGAATGAGGATCAGCGTAATCAGATAGTTGCAATGATGCAGCAGATGATTAAGGAACAGCAAGCCAATGGTCAAACCGCACAGCAAGCCGCAGCATAGAATCGGACTTGACGGGCTTGAATCGACGGCATCGCGTGAAGACCGATTGAATCGAACAATCAATGAAGCTCTGTCTACTCCGGCTGGCAAAACCCTTTTGGGCTATCTTCGAAGCATCACAATTGAAATGGTAAGCGGTCCGGATGTTTCGAATGAAACGCTGCGCCACCTTGAGGGGCAGCGTTATCTCGTGGGATTGATAGAGCGTCGGGCCAGCGCCGCAAAGAGAGGTAAGGAATGAACGACTCCCTTCTTGAAAATGATTTCGTGCTCTCAGATGATGAGCGCTATCTTGAAAATAATCCTTCCGACGGATCACCCCCCGACGGTTCAGCCTCCGATAATCCTCCATCCGGTGACCGACCTGAATGGCTGCCGGAAAAATATGCAACACCAGAAGATTTGGCAAAAGCGTATGGCGAGCTGGAAACCAAACTCGGCAAGAAGGAAGATGATCTTCGGGAATCTCTGACCAAGGAGCTTGAAGATAAGCGTCTTGAAGGCCGTCCGGAAACTGCTGGCGATTATCAGTTGCCAGAATCGATGGATGAATCTCAGGCTCTGGATAGTAATCTGTTGAAGTGGTGGGCTGATGAGGCGCACAAAAACGGGTATTCGCAAGAGAGGTTCGAGGAGGGCATTGAGCTTTATCGCAAGGCACTTCCAGAACCGGAAGTTCAAGACCTTGATGCCGAGCGTGCCATTCTCGGAGAATCCGCAAATGAACGGATCAAGGCGGCATCCCTTTTCGCTGAAAAAGAATTTGGCGAGGAGCATGGCGAAGAGATCAAGCGATTGTTTGAAACCGCTGGCGGCGTCAAAGTCATGGAAGCCATGATGAAGAAGATGAAGTCAGGAGGCATTGGCTCCGATACTCCACCGGTTCCGGAACTCACGGAAGCGCAGCTAACTGAAATGATGGGTGATGAACGGTATTGGAAAGATAAAGACCCTGCCTTTATCCAAAAGGTTACAGACGGGTTCAGCAAACTCTACAATGGATAAGCCTATCTTTTCCTTGCGCGGTTTGGATTTGGTTCCGCTGCGCAAGGAGCATGCTGCTTATCTGTCAGCTAATTTATGCGACGAGAATGTGGAAGAGCTGCGGGAGCTTCATGGTCTTACCCCAAGGCAGGCCATTGCGACCGCTCTGGATTCACATATGACTTATGCCGTGTTGAAGGACGGGGTGGCTATCGCGGTCACCGGCATTGAGCCGCAGCATGATCAAACGGCTATAATGTGGGCGATGTTCACTGATGACGTTGCGGATTGCTGGGTTGCTTTTCGCCGCGCGTCCTCTGCGCTTATTCGGTTTTATCAAAAGATTAGTCCTGTGATTTACTGCGACTGCCTTCCGAGGTTCCCAATCATATCTAAGTGGCTGTTATCTTTAGGCTTTCAGCCCGACTTCATAATGAAGGACGCTGAGACTGGTATTGAGTCTATTCGTTTTGTGCGTTGCATTTCTGGAAAAAACAATGAAGAGATAAAATCACTACGGCCCGCAATGCACTGAAAGGCCCGCAAGGATACCCTTGGTGACGTGTTCGGCGCGGATACCCGCAAGCTGAAACTAACTATTGGAGTCTTGAAATGGCTAATACTATTGACCAAGCCTTTATCAAGCAGTTCGAATCTGAAGTTCATTTGGCGTATCAGCGCATGGGGTCTAAGCTCCGTGGCACTATCCGTCAATCGAATGTCGCAGGTTCCACTGCGCGATTCCAGAAGATTGGCGCTGGCGCTGCGACTACCAAGTCGCGCAACGGCAACGTCACTCCGATGGAACTGGCACACACCTATGTCGAAGCAACTCTCACGGATTACTATGCTCCGGAATACATCGACAAGCTGGACGAACTGAAGATCAATATCAACGAGCGTCAAGCTGTTGGTCAGTCTTCCGCTGCCGCTCTCGGGCGCAAGACGGATGAACTCATCACCGCTGCTCTTGATGCTGGGGCGAACTCAACTCAGATCCATGATACCGGTTCTGCGCTTGAGAAAGCTGATCTTCTATCTCTCTTCGAAACTGTTGGCTCTGCCGACATGCCCGAAGACAATCAGCGATTCTTGGCTGTCTCACCGATGGCTTTTGCCGACTTGTTTAACATCACTGAGTTTGCTTCGGCGGACTATGTTGGAGCAAATGATCTGCCCTTCAAAGGCGGGATGACAATGAAGAACTTCTTGAGCTTCAATATCTTCTCCTCCTCTGCTGTGGCCGGAGGCAAAAACTACGCCTACCATACCAATGCTGTTGGTCTGGGCGTGAACGCAGATGTCTCGACTGAGATCAACTACGTTCCGGAAAAGGCCTCTAATCTTATCAACTCGATGATGTCAATGGGGGCTGTCGTCATTGACGACAACGGCGTCTATGAAGTCCTCGACAACAACTAGGAGGGAACTTAATGGCCTATGCAGCTTCCGGTCTTACCCGCTTATGTTCTGGTGGTGGCAATGCGCTTTGGATTTATTCCAGCGCAGATGCCATTGCCACCGTGAATACGGCGGCGTATTTCAACAACGCTTCGGACATGCTCAATGTTCGTGACGTGATTATCGTCATTGATACAAATACCCCAACCACTTCGCTGGTTTCGGTATTGAGCAATGCCTCTGGCACTGTCGATGTTTCGGATGGTCTTGCGATCACTGAAACTGATACCGACTAAGAAAGGAATGGGGGGCTTCGGCCCCCCACTCTCACATGGTTATACCCGCAGAATCATCAGTCAAAGTTGCCAATAACGCTTTGTACCTTATCGGTGCCGAGCCTTTAACCGCATTCACAGATGATTCGGCGCAAGCAAATGTGGCCGAGGCCATCTATGAAGATACGATTCGTGCTGCGCTTGAAACCCACCGCTGGCGCTTCGCCGCCATGCAGGAAGATTTGGTCCGCCTGACTAGCGCACCGGCTCATCGCTTCGATGCGGCCTATGCATATCCGGACGATTTTGTTCACATGATTGGCGTTTTCATCAACGACAACCCGATTGAATATGATCGATATGATAGCATGATTTATTGCAATGCAGCGTCAACTGATACCGTAACTGCTGATTTCATTTACCGGGCAGATGAGGCTGATTGGCCTTCATCTTTCCGAATCGGGGTGCAGTTTCGTTTGGCAGAAACTTTTGCCATGACTCTTGCCCGTGATGGGGCCATGTCAAAGCTGATGGAAACTCGCGGCGATGTGGCCATGGCCAGGGCGCGACGTATCGATTCACAGCAACAAACAACCAAGAAACTCAACACGTCGAGGTTCATTACACAAAGGCGAAGCTAATGCGAAAAGTTAGAGTTGGCCTCAACAACTTTCAATTTGGCGAAGTCAGTGAAAGCACCCTCATGCGCACCGACACGGCTATCTATGGGTCGTCGGCGCAGCGTATTGAGAACTTTTCTCTGCTTGCCGAGGGCGGTGTGCGTCGGCGTCACGGCATGAGAAACATGGTCAACGTTTCTGATGTGACCTATGACTCAGCAGTTCGAATGAAGGCACGGCTTGAGGAGTTCGTGTTCTCAGATGATGAGCGCTATTTGGTTTTATTCGAAGATGCCAAGGTTCGCGTGTATCAGGTTAATGCTTCAACCCTGACCTTGGCCGAAACAATTACCGCAGACACAGATGCGGCGGCCTTGCCCTTCAATGAAGATTACCTGCACGAATACACCTTTACCCAATATGGTGATGTGATGTTTATCTGTCACCCGCTGTTCATGCCGCGAATGTTGCTGCGCACAAGTCTGACGGACTTTGAAATAACGCCATATTCGTTTGATCAATCGGTTGATGGTAGCTTTACCCATCAGCCCTATGCCGCATTTCAGGGGGTGGGTGAAACACTGACCCCAAGCGCCAGCACCCATGCCACAGGTGCGACAATAACCATGACGTCCAGTGTGAATTACTTTGATACGACAGGTTCACTAACCGGTTCTGATTATCTCGACTCGCTGCACGTTGGTGTGATTCTTGTTTATGGCGATAGCGAATTCCAAATCGATTCGGTTCAGTCCGCAACGCAAGCGACCGGAACGATTCTGACAACCTTTAACGATGGGACCGACTTGATTCCGCTATTGAGAACTCGGTTGTCTGTTCTTAATCCGCTGCGCACCCTTGAAGACCTTGAATACATTGAGGTCACACACTTGGCTCACGGCCTTGATGTTGGCGATAGTATAACTGTTCATCACGCTTCCACCGTTGGCGGATTCGCTCCGGAAGATATTAATGGTGCGCGCACTATTATCGAAATCCTTGACGAAAACACCTATACAATTGAATCCGAAGCGCCCGCCGGCGGGCGCTCCGGCTATGATGGGCTGGCAGATTCTTCGGAGGATGGCGGCGGTTGGGTCTATATTTCCTCGGATGCGCCGACGACTTCATGGGGCGAGCAATCATTTTCAGCCATGCGCGGTTATCCGGGGGCTTGTGCGTTTCATGAAAACCGTTTGGTTCTTGCGGGGTCTATCGACCAACCCGATACGATATGGTTTAGTAAATCTGGTCAATTTTTTAACTTTGATGTTGGTGATGCTTATGATGCGGATGCGATCACACTGGTTGCAGCAACCGGGGATGTTAGTGAGGTTAGAGCTGTTGTTTCAAATCGTGACTTGCAAATCTTTACCGCGACTTCCGAGCTTTATGTCCCGACCTATTTGAACCAAGCCATCACCCCAAGCAATGCGCAGATCAGGCGGCAAACGCCATTTGGCTCAACCTTTGTATCCCCAAAGCCTTTGGATGGAGCGACCTTGTTTGTACAGCCGGGTGGCAAGGTCATTCGGGAATATGTTTATAGCGACGAGCAATCTGCATATGTCGGCACTGCGGTTTCAACAATCGCCTCTCATTTGCTGAATGACCCCGTGGATTTGTCAGTTATTCACGGCGCTTTTGAAGAGGCTGAATCGTATGCGGCTTTTGTCATGGCGGATGGCAGCATGGCATCCTTTGGCTCGAACCGGGCAGAAAAGCGAGCGGGTTGGACTCGAATTACTTCAGCTGATGACTCGAGTGGATTTTGCTCGGTAGCCTCAATTGATGAACGGATGTTTGCTTTAGTATGGGAACACGGGACAACAACCGGCAACGTTGATCAGGAGCAACTTTACATTGTGGAGTTTGATTCGGATTATTATCTGGATATTTCGCTACAGGCCGCCCCGGCTTCCGGTGATTACGTTGAGCTTGGTGGTGCATTCAGTGATGGCGAAACCGTTCACGCTATTGGATATGCCAGTGGCAGCACTGTGCCGGTTCATCTTGGAACCTTCTTAGTTGAATCCTATGACACGGGCGGTTCAGTCTACTCAACAAGGGCTGTTGTAACCGGGTCGTTTGGTTCTTACGCAACGGTTGAGGTCGGATTGAAGCCGACGGTTCAGCTGATAACAAACCCAATTGATGCAGATATTGGGTTGGGGCCGGAGACGGGGAATAAGCGAGGTGTGTCTTCTGCGGTTCTGGACCTGCGCAACACTCGGTCGGTCAGCGTAAATGGCTGGCCTTATAATCCCTCTACGGAGTATGACGGAAAGAAGGAGTTCTTTTTGTTGGGTTACAGTCGAGATACCGAAATATCAATCAGTCAGGATGAGCCGCTTGATTTGCAGCTTAATGGCTTAATCGCGGAGCTTATTGTCTAATGTCTCTTTTTCTTTTGTCCGCTGG